TTGATCCGGAGGGATACCGCATTTACGGTCTCGGCGAGTGGGGCGAAGTCGGCGGTCTGATCTTGACGAATTACATCATCGAGGATTTCGACACCGCGCCAGAGCGGTTCGACTACATGGTCAACGCTCAGGACTTCGGATTCAATCATGCAGACTGCATCGGATGTGTCGGCTTCCGCGACGGAGAGCTGTATCTTTGCCGCGAATTATATGTCTACGAAAAGGACACGGAGGAGATCATTCAGCTCGCAGAGGGGAAGTTTGACAAGCGCCTGACCATGTACTGCGATTCGGCGGAGCCCGACCGCATTCGAATGTGGAAGAAAGCCGGCTATCGGGCAATTCCGGTTAAGAAAGAGCCGGGCAGTGTGCGGGCACAGATTGATTATCTCAAGCAGCACCGCATTCACATTCATCCTTCCTGCGTGAACACGATCAAGGAGATTCAGCAGTGGAAGTGGAAAAAAGACGAGAAATCCGGCCAATATTTTGACGAGCCGGTCAATTTCTTTGACGATGCCATGGCAATGCTGCGCTATTCCATCGAGCAGGAGCGGCGGGGCAAAATTCAGATTAAGACATTCAAGGGGGGTCTGTAAGTGTATCAGAGGGAGAAGCCGTATCAGCTTCCAAAGCCGTCGATGTGCAGCGCAGAAGAGTTGCGCGGCGGCATTACAATGCAGCTCGTGACAGAGTATATCCGAAAGCATGAAAGCCATGCACAGCGGTATCTGTATCTCGAAAATATGTACCGCGGATTTCACAACATTTTCAAGCAGCCGGACAAGCCCAATTGGAAGCCGGACAACCGTCTGGCGGTCAATTTCCCCCGTTATATCACCGAAACCTTCCTCGGTTACGGGTACGGCATCCCGATCAAGCAGACGCATCCGGACGAAGCAATCAACGAATCGCTTCAGACGTTCCTGTCAAACAACGAAATCACCGACCACGAATACGAACTGTTCAAAAAGGCGTGCATCTACGGACATGCGTTCGAGTACCTCTATCAGGACGAGCAGGCGCAGACGAAGATGACGGTCTGTTCGCCGCTGGAGCTGTTTGTGGTGTATGACGACACGATGAAAAATCGAGCGCTGTTCGCCGTGCGCTACGGGCGGCATGATACTGGCGGAGAGCTGCATGGGGAACTGTACGGAGAGGTGCTGACGCGTGACGCGATCCAGACATTTGATTGCGGAAAGTTTGTTGAGGAGTTCGACAATCCCTATGGCATGATCCCGTGCGTGGAATACCGCCTCAACGACGAGCGCATGGGCATCTTTGAGGAGGTCACCGGTCTGGTCGAGGCGTATAATCACGCAATCGGAGAAAAGGCGAACGATGTGGACGCGTTCGCGGAGGCGTATCTCGCGGTGCTCGGCGCGGAAATCGACGAGGACGGACTCTATAAGATTCGGGATAACCGCATCATCAATCTCTATGGCACAGATGATGCAAAGGACATTCTCGTTCAGTTTTTGCAGAAGCCGACCGCCGACGGCACGCAGGAAAATCTGCTCAATCGGCTGGAAAATCTGATCTATCAGACGTCGATGGTGGCGAATATTTCGGATGAGGCGTTCGGAAACGCGGCGTCCGGCGTGGCGCTCGCCTATAAACTGCAGGCGATGAGCAATCTCGCCATCGGATTTGACCGCAAAATCGAGAAGTCGCTGCGCAAGCGGTACAAGATTTTCTGCTCGCTGTCCACCAACGTTCCCGATCCGAACGCGTGGCAGGATATCGAAATCCGTACGACGAGAAATCTACCGAAAAATATCGCGGAAGAAGCGCAGACTGCAAGCCAACTGGACGGCATTGTATCGCGCGAGACACAGCTTTCCGTGTTATCGATCGTCAGTGACGTTAAGGCGGAAATGGAGCGAGCGGACGCGGAGCGAGCAGCGGAGCAGGAATCTGTTGTTGACCGGCGGATGTTTGGAGCGCAGGTAAATGACGAGTCGTGAATACTGGCGCATGAGGGAAGAGACGCAGCGAAAACGGAATATTACCGACGAGGCGGAATATCAGCGAGAGATCAACCGTATCTACGCCGATATGCTTGACGCAGCGCAAAAAGAAATTGACAGTTTCTACGCGCGATACGCGCAGAAAGAGGGCATCACCATCGCGGAGGCGAAAAAACGTGTAGCCCGCATTGACATTGAGGCGTACGAACGTAAGGCAAAGCGCTACGTCCGAGATCGGGACTTCTCGGAACAGGCGAACAAGGAAATGCGGCTGTATAACCTCGCAATGAAGGTGAATAGGCTTGAGATGTTGAAGGCAAACATCGGGTTGGAGCTTGTATCCGGATTCGATGAGCTTCAGAAATTCTTCGAGCAAAAACTGACGGCACGCACGCTGGCGGAGTTCGAACGAAATGCGGGCATTTTAGGTGATTCGGTGCAACGACCGGCGGAGCGCGCGCATGCAATCGTCAATGGCTCGTTCCATAATGCACGATTCTCAGACCGGATCTGGATGTATCAGGATCTGTTGCGGCACGACATTGCTAAACTGCTTCAGCGCGGGTTGCTGCAGGGGAAAAGCGCGATAGCGCTTGCGCACGACATCCGGAAAGTATTCGGCGGGTCTCGAGATGCCGCCGAGCGTCTGATGATAACAGAGCTGTGCCGCGTGCAGACGGAAGCGGCAAAGCAATCGTATGATCGGAACGGGAACGAGCAATATGAGTATCTCGCGACGGGCCCGCGGCCGTGCGAAATCTGCAGGGCATTGGATGGCAAAGTGTTCGCAGTAGCGGACATGGTGCCGGGTGAAAACGCTCCGCCGATGCATCCGCGATGCCACTGCAGCACAGCGCCGCACTGGGATGAAGATGCCTATCAGGGATGGCTTGATCATATTGCAAATGGCGGAACGACCGAGTGGGCGGATTGGAACGCAGATGTTTAAGTCAGATTGAAGGGAAGTGACGCGCTGTTGATTGAAATTTGCATCCGGGATGACGGAATAACCGTCATGGGGCACAGCGGTTATGCGCCGCCGGGACAGGATATTGTATGTGCAGCTATATCTGTACTGACGGACACGCTGGTAACAGCACTGGCAGACGAGGGCTGCGCCGCAGACCTTCAACTTGCGGCAGGCTATGCCGATGTCCGTATAGATAATCTTTCCCGCCGGGGAAAGCATTTCATCGAATTCTTTGCGCGCGGCGCACAGCGCGTGGAAGAAGCATATCCAAATTATGTACACGTAGACGAAAAAGGAGGCATCGAAACGAATGGGATTTAATTTTTATGTGCTGCAAAATCGGCAGCACTATCTGCTGGATCTGCAGCGCTTTGCGGAAGCAGGTTCTCAGCCGGCAGATTCGGCAGACCCGGGAAACCCGCAGCCGGAGGCTAAACCTGAGAAAAAGCCTGACGCAGTTCCTGCAGGCGGCGAACCCGCCGGAAAGCCCGAAAAGACCGGGGCACCTGGCAATGCAGACGGCGAAAAACTGTACACCCAGAAAGACCTTGACAATGCGGTAAAGGGTGCGCAGAAGGAGGCCACCAAACTGGCAAAGATGAATGCCGAGCAGCGGCAGCAGTACGCCTTCGAAAAGCTGCAGACAGAAAATGCAGAAAAGGATGCGGAGATCGCACGCCTTAAATTGCAGGCCCAGCGCGCGGAGCTGCGCAGATCGGCAGCGACTATCCTGGCGGATAATCATGACATTACTGCCACGCAGGATATGCTTGACTTTGTCGTGGCGGACAGCGCAGAAGAGACAAATGCGCGCATTGCAAAACTTGTCGGCATCCTTGAGGCGGACAGAAAGCAGCGTGACGAGGCGCGTGCTGCTGGACGGACGCCCCGGAAGTACACCAACAATGGCGATCAGATGTCAGAGATTGACAAGCGGATTGCTAAGTATCAGTAATACAGGAGGTAACCATATGAGACATTACATTGATCTTCAGCGGTTCGCCGCGGGTGAAAACAACGATCTCCCGGCGCGTTCCTACCAGCTGGAATTCAAAAAGCTGCTGCAGGCCGTGTTCCGCAAGCAGGCGCATTTTGCGGATTTGTTCGGCGGCGGACTCGAGGTGCTTGACGGCGTGCAGGAAAGTGAAACTGCATTCTACGTCAAGACCAGCGACATTCCCGTAGTCGTCGGCACGGCGTACAATAAGGACGCAAACACCGCGTTCGGCACGGGAACCGGCAAAAGCAGCCGCTTCGGCAATCGCACCGAAGTCATTTACACCAATACGCCGGTCGAGTACACCTGGGAGTGGGTGTACCACGAGGGCATCGACCGCCATACCGTGAACAACGACTTTGAATCTGCAATTGCAGACCGTCTGGAGCTGCAGGCTCGCGCAAAGACCGCAGCGTTCAACAGCGCACACGGCAAGTTTATTTCCGAGTCGGCCGCAAAGACTCTCAACCTTCCGGCATATACATCCGACAAGGTGCTCGAGCTGTTTGACGCACTGTCCGCTTATTTCAACAACCTTGAGGCAGTCGGCACGAAGATCGCCAAGGTCAATTCCGCCCTGTACAACGCGATTGCCAACCATCCGCTGATGACTTCGGCCAAGAGCTCCGTCGCGAACATCGATGAGAACGAGGTGGTTAAATTCAAGGGCTTTGTTGTCCAGGAAATCCCCGACGGTCTGTTCCAGGAAAACGAGTGCTGCTATGCCTATATTGCCGGCATCGGCAAGGCGTTCACCGGTATCAACACCGCGCGCACGATCGAGTCGGAGGACTTCGACGGCGTGGCGCTGCAGGGCGCAGGCAAGGCGGGCGAGTTCATCCTGCCGGACAACAAAAAGGCGGTCGCAAAGGTATCGTTCACCGGCGCATAAGCCGCCGGCGCATGAGGAGGAAGTATGTACAAGGTTATTAAGCACTTCCATGACCTGCAGGACGACTGCCATGAGTACAACGTCGGCGATGTATATCCGCGCGAGGGCCCCGAGCCCTCCGCGGCCCGCGTTGAACAGTTGTCCGGCAGCCATAATGCACAGGGCGTGCCGCTGATCCTTTTGGAATCTGACCCGGCACCTGCGAAAAAGCGCAGCAGGAAAGGTTAAAAGGTGACACGATGCTCAGTCAGGTCAAACAGCTGCTCGGCATTTCGGGCGATGAACTGGACGCACAGCTCGATGTGATCCTCTCCGGCGTGGAACAGCGGCTCAAACTCCTGCTCGGCGGCGTCGATGAAGTGCCGGAGGCGCTGTGGTATATCATCCCCGAGGTTGCTGTTGTGCGGTTTAACCGCATCGGCTCCGAGGGGATGTCGGCGCATAGCGTCGAGGGCGAGAGCATCACGTTCTCTGACGACGACTTTGCCGGATATCTGCGCGATATTGAGGCGTATCTCGACGAGCAGACCGGCGCGAGACGGGGGAGGGTGCGTCTGCTGTGAGATATGATACGCCGATTTATTTCCAGCGCATTCTGCAAGGTACGTACAATGCGGAAACCGGCGATTACGCGCCCGACAGCGTGCAGGAAACCGTGCGTTATGCGTCCGTCATGGACACGCGCACGGAGACCATGCAGCTGGTTTACGGCGAGATTCGGGAGGGCAGCCTGACCGTGCATCTGCCGCAGCCGTATCGGGCGCCCTTCGACCGCATCCGCGTGGGCAAGCGCGTGTTTCGCGCAGATTTCAAGCGCGATCTGCGCGTCAAACAGTCGTTCGTACTCTCGGAGGTGCAGACATGAGTGTTAAAATCGTCGGGATCGAGGCTATCAGCGGCCAACTGAAAGAGAATATCACCATGGATATGGTGAAAACAGTGGTACAAAAGCATGGTGACCAACTCAACCAGCGGATGAAGCGGCAGACAACAAGTGCGTTTGTTAAAGGCTATACGACAGGACAAACAGCACGCAGTATCAATACGACGATGACAGATGACGGATTGACTGCAACGGTGGAGCCGACAACTGACTATGCTGCATACGTGGAATACGGCACACGATTAATGCAGGCAGAGCCGTTTGTGCGTCCGGCCTTTGACGCGCAAAAAAAACTGTTCAAAAGCGACATGAAAAGATTGGTGAAATGAGGTGGTAAATTGGATCCGCAGCAGGAATTGTTTACAGCGCTCAGGTTGCGGCTGGAGGCGCTCGGGTGCAGGGTGTATGATGGCGCGCTGCCGCCAGAGCGAACTCCGTATCCGTTTATCTATCTCGCAGACAGCAGCATGCTGGATGACCCGAACAAAAGCGCGATTTTCGGCACCGTATTCCAGACGGTTCACATCTGGCACAACCGACCAGATCGGCGCGGTAAACTGTCTGATTTGCTGAGTAAGGTAAAGGCTATCTGCAGGCAGTTGGATTATACCGCGTCGTACGCGTGGGATCTGCGGCAGGTTGATCAGCGCATTTTGACGGACACAACAACCAAGACGCCACTCTTGCATGGCGTTCTCGAACTCGAATTCAAATTTTGCGGGAGGTAAACACATATGAGGAAAATTGACTTGCAGCGCTTCTCCGGCGAGGCTGTTCAGGGCAAGAAACTTGTCTATCTGTACAGAATTTTTGATGAAGCAAAGACAACCGCGGGAGCAACCATCGCCTTCACGACCGAAAATGGCCGAACGAAATCGAAAGATGCAGACAGCACAGCCACAAAGGACGGAGCTATTCGCACGCCCGGCGTCGCAGAGCAAGAGATCACCTGCACCTCGATCCTGTCAAAGGGCGATACAATGATCGAAAAGCTCGAATCTGCATTTGACGCCGACCAGCTCATTGAAATCTGGGAGGCAAACCTGCTCGAGCCCGCCGGTACGGCAAACCAGTTCAAGGGCAAGTATTTTCAGGGCTATCTGACCGAACTGGAGATCAATTCCAACGCGGAGGATTACGTCGAGGTTTCTCTGACGTTCGGCATTAACGGCGCGGGCACCGCGGGCAATGTCACCGTCACGGCGCAGCAGCAGGAGGTCGCGGGCTATGTCTTCCGCGACACGACCAAGACAACTTCATGAGGAGGTAAGCGGACATGATGGAACTGACAATTGGCGGACAGGTTTTTGAGTTTAATTTCGGCATGGGCTTCCTGCGCGAAATCAACAAGACGGTTACCGTCACGCAGAATGGCGTTAAACACGACGAGGGCCTGCAGTACAAAGTCGCCGGACTGATCGACGGTGACACGCTCGACCTTGTGGAAGTGCTGTTTATGGCAAACATGGGCCGCAATCCGCGCGTGACAAAGGCCGCGCTTGAGGAATACATCGACAACGAATGCACCGATATTGACGCGCTGTTCGCGGAGGTGCTGGATTTTTTGAGAGAGAGCAATGCTACACGCACGATCGTTCGCAAGATGGACGAGAGAGTTGCGAAAGCGATGGACCAGCTCTGAGTATTGAGGAGTGGTATCGGGAGGTGGCGCTGACCTGCTTCCGATACCTTGGCTTCACATCGTTTGCGCAGGTCGATCAGCTGACCGTGCCGGAATATCAGCTGCTTGTGCAGGCAATCCGACTGCGGCAGGTGGATGACGATTGCCGACTTCATCTGCAAGCATTTCAGAATTTTCGCGTGCAGGCAATGAAAAAAGTCGGGAAAAACAAGCAAAAGCCAATGTTCACATCATTCCGGCAGTTCTTTGATTACGAAGAAGCGCTAGACCGCGCGAGAGGGAAAGGGAAAAATAACCGGTTTGCGGGCATAGGATCAATCTTAAAGAAAGGAGGGCGCTGACTTGGCGGAAAGCTTTAGCGTAAGGGCGATACTGTCCGCGCAGGATACAAATTTCACATCGACCTTTAAGCGCGCACAGTCCACGCTCGGCGGGCTGAAATCTTCGATCGCAAGCGGACTTGGCTTTGGCATTCTGGCAGGCGTCGGACAGCGCGCATTCGATGTTGTCACCCGCGGCGTTACCGGCATGATCGGCGAGCTGAACGATTCTTCTGTAGCGTGGAAGACGTTTGATGCAAATATGCGGGCGTTCGGCAAATCCAGTCAGATACCGAAAGTCAAGAAGGAATTGAAGTCTTTTGCTCAGCAGACGATCTACAGTGCATCGGATATGGCATCGACGTACTCACAGCTTGCAGCTGTCGGGACGAAAAATACAGCAAAACTTGTCACGGGCTTTGCGGGGCTGGCGTCCGCCGCGCAGAATCCAAAGCAGGCCATGAAGACGCTGTCACAGCAGGCTACACAAATGGCCGCACGTCCAAAAGTAGCGTGGCAAGATTTTAAGCTGATGCTGGAACAGACGCCGGCCGGCATCGCTGCTGTGGCTAAAGAGATGGGTAAATCTGCGAAAGAACTTGTCGCGGATGTTCAGGCTGGGAAAGTGGCAACTGACGATTTCTTCGAGGCTGTAGCTCGTGCCGGCAATTCCGACGCATTCGCCAAAATGGCGCGGGAGTACAAGACTGTCGGACAAGCCATGGACGGACTCAAGGAAACAGCGGCCAATCAACTTGCTCCGGCATTTGATGTCCTTTCGCATACCGGCATAAGGGCTGTCGAAGGGCTTATCAATTCGTTCGGGCGGCTGGACGGGAATGCTATCGCCGGGAAGGTGCTTGCCTTCGTCACAAAGGCGAAAGGCTACTGGGAAGTGTTCAAAGATGATGCCGGACAGGTTGTGTCAGCCTTCAGCCAGGCCGGATCAGCTATACTGTCATCCCTGTCGGAAATCAACGGTGCGTTTGGCTCAACTGAAAATATCCAATCTTTTTCGGACGTTCTAGGTATCGCAACGGGGGCCCTGGTATCATTTGCGGGGTTCCTTGAAGATCATTCGAGCCAAATCGCCCAATTGATATCGCTTTTGCCAAAACTCGCTATCGCGTATGGCGCTTTTAAGATTGTCTCCACACTCGTACCAGGCGTGGCACTGTTCGGCGGCGCGATTTTGAAACTTGCTGGAGGGGCAATCGGCGGACTCGCTGCAAAATTGTTCGGCATCGCCGGCGGCGAAACGGCAGCGGGGAATGCCGGAAAAACAAGCGGTAAGAAGATGCTGACAGCGGCAAAGGCTATGCTGATGATGGGTGCCGCGACATTGATGGTCAGTGCAGGATTTGCGCTGCTCGCACAGTCGGCCATTGCTGTTGCAGGCGCAGGCCCCGGCGCTATAGCAGTGTTGTTCGGGCTCGTCGGTGCTGTAGCAGCGCTGGGCGCCGGCATGGTCGTTGCTCTCAACTCGATCAAGCCCGGCCCGGCAAAGCTTGCCGCAATGTCTACGGCAATGTTGGCTATGGGCGCGGCAATGCTGATGGTCAGTGCAGGATTTGCGCTGCTCACGCAGTCGGCCATTGCGCTTGCTGGAGCGGGGCCGCTTGCTATTGGTGTAATGGTAGGCATGGTCGGCGCTATTGCATTGCTGGCGGCAGGTGCAGCTGCGATCGGCCCTGCGCTGACGGCTGGCGCAGTCGGCTTTGTGGCTTTCGGTGCCGCGATAGCTCTCATCGGTGTTGGCGCATACGCGGCTGCGGCAGGACTTGCGATCGTAGCAGGTGTGCTGCCCACAGTCACACAGTACGGGGCTGCTGGAGCAATAGCAATAGCCCAGTTGGGTGCCGGCATGATTGTTTTTGCGGCAGGCGCAGCAATTGCAGGCGGCGCGGCCGTCTTGCTCGGCGCTGGATTAACCGCAGCAGGCGCAGGCGCGGCTGTGGCAGCTGTCGGCGTGCTGGCATTAGGTGCAGCTGTGCTTGTGCTTTCGGCCGGCATATTGCTTGCGGGAGCAGGCGTAACGATGATTGCAGCAGCACTACCTGCGGCGGGCGCAGGAGCAACTTCCGCTGCTGCGGGAATCGCTGGGTTATCTGCGGCATTGCTGGCACTGAGCGTAAGTCTGCTGGCTGGTACGGGCGCGGCGGCAGCGTTCGGCGCAACTGCACTGGTGTCTGCGGCGGGCGTAACTGCGTTTGGCGCCGCAATGGGCGTCAGCTCCGCGGGCGCTGCGGCTATGGCAGTCGCGCTACTTGCGGTCAACGCCAACATGAAATCAATATCGAAAAATGCAAACAGCACGGCGAAGGCACTGTCTGGCATGCAGGCTTCTGTCAGCGCTGTACAAGCGGGGCTGAATTCGCTCGGCAACATGGCCCAAAGCGCGATGAACGGCCTATCCCGCGCATTCGATAACGGCGTAAACAAAGCGAAAAGCGCGGGGCAGCAGATTGGCAAGAATATGCAGAACGGTGTGCGTACCGGCCTGAACCCGCTGCCTTCAATCGCGACACAGACGATGACACGGTTTAATGCCGGCATCCAGTCCGGAGGTACACGGGCTGTATCTACTGCCAGAAGATCATCGGCAAGCATTGTTTCCGCGCTTAATTCTGCTCGCGGCGGGGCGCATTCTGCCGGTGTGAACATCGGCGCAGGACTGGCAAGCGGCATGGCGTCCCAGCTCGGACGGGTGCGGAGCATTGCCGCTCAGCTCGCGGCGGCGGCAGCGGCTGCCATTCGCGCAAAGGCGCAGATTCACAGCCCGTCGCGTGTGACCGCACGGCTCGGAGCGTACTTCGGCGAGGGCTTTGCAGATGGCATCGAAGCAATGTCCCGAGATGTGCGCAAGGCTGCAGAACGTCTGATCGCGATCCCGTCGCTTGAGACAGTGGGAGATATCCGCTTGTCTGGTACAAATATGAGCCTGAATGATGAACACAGTTATAGCAGTGATATCAATGCAAGGTACACGATTGTTGTCCCTGTGGAAATCGACGGACGTGAGACGGCGCGCGCGACCGCGAAATACACGCAGGATGAACTGGAAAAGATCAGCCGGCGTGAAAACCGCAGAAAGGGAAAAGTGTAAACATGTACACATTTATAGACACGACCGAATATCCGCTTGGCGGACTGACGCTGCCAGCTGAGGCGGTACAGGTCAACGGCGTCTGGCTGGACGACGCGGTTTCCGGCTTTCGCACGTTGTACACCGCCGGACGTGAGCGCATTGCTGCGGAGATCACCGATCTCACGTCCAGCACGCGCGACGTGAGCATGTTCCAGAGGCGCAGATTCCTGCCGCGCACGATTATCGTAGGATTCCAGATGCTTGCGGACAGTGCGGAGGAGTTCCGTCGGGAATTTAACCGCCTCAATGGTCTGCTCGCCGCGCCGCAGCTCCGGCTGATTTTCGCGGACGAGCCGGACAAGTTTTATACAGGGACAACGACTGAATTCAATGAAATTCCGACTGGGCGAAACAATGTGACCGGTGAGATCGAATTTTACTGCGCCGACCCGTTCAAATACGCGGTAGAGGAAAAGACCGTCACGCCGTCCACCGATGGCAGCAAGACGCTTGCTGTAGAGTACGCGGGGACGTATCCGGCATCTCCGACCTTGCAGGCGAATATGCACAGCGACTGCGGCTTTGTCAGCTTTTTGCACGATAACGGCAGCAGCATCGTCATCGGGGACGAAGAAGAGGCGGACGGAACGTACACCTATTCGGACTCGCAGACAACGCGCAACACGCTTGTGTTTTCCGACGATTTTTCCGCCGGATTAACCGACGGATGGGAGTACAATCAAGCGAATCTTGTGCTGCACAGCACGAACGCGCAAACGGGGCAGTTTGTTGTCAAAAACACGCAGAAGGGCGCGGGAATCGCGCCGGAATCGGGCACGACAGGGGAGGGTTGGCACGGGCCGTCCATCACAAAACATGTGTGGTCCGGTGCGAAGGACTTCCGGCTGAAATTTAATCACCTGTTTGCCGCACCGCAGGCGTCTGACCGGTGCACTTTTCAGGTCGTTGTGACCGGAAAAGATGAATCCGGAGAGAAAAAAAACATCTGCGGAATGTCGTATTTTCGCGTATCAACTGGAGATCCGAACTGTCATGTTGCAATGCTCGTCGGCGGCGAAGGCATTGAGAGCATGGGATTTACCCGCGCGGTTACCAATCCAGTCGCGGGCGAGAATGCCGGCGAAACGATTCTCGCCCGAAACGGCGGCACATTCACTTTCGGCCTGCCTGACGGCAGTTGGCACAGGGTAATCTCCCCCGACCTGGAGGATCTGGCGGTGACGGAGGTAAGTTTCTATCTCGCATCTTACGGCACGGCGACAGCAGGGAAAAATGTCCTGCTCTCGGCGCAGCTGACGGACAGCACCGACAAGACGTTTCACGACCTGCCCAATCTGTTTTCCGACGGCGATGTCGTCACGGCGGACTGTCGGTCTGGCGCAATCATGGTCAACGGAAGCCCGGACCCGGGCATGGGCGCGCTCGGCAACGCGTGGGAATCGTTTGTGCTGTCGCCCGGCGCCAATCAGATCACGTGCGTGTGCTCGCCGTGGGCGGCGCAAACGCCTGACTATTCGCTCCGGTACCGGGAGGTGTTCGTGTGACCGTCTATTTCGCCGACCGGAAGATGAACATTTTAGAGTGCGCCGCGACCGGGCTTACGGCGGGTTTTCTCATCCGGAAGGACACCAGGACGGACGAGATCGGCGCGGGTGCGGCGTCGTTTGCATTCGACCTCGGCTATCCTCCGGGCAGCCGCGTGCGTGCGGAAGAGATCACGACGCCCGGCAATTACCTGCTGCGCGGCGACGGCGAGGTGCGGGAATTCTACACGATTATTGAAAGTGAGCTGAATACAGATTCCTGCACCGTGTCCGTCTACGCCGAGGGCGCGGGGCTCGATCTGCTCAACGAAATTGCGGTGCCATACGAGGCGACTCAGGCACAGCCCGCCGCGTTTTACATCGAAAAATTTGCCTATGACAGCGGCTTTGAAATCGGCCGCAACGAGATTTCCGACCGGAAACGGAAACTGAAATGGGAGGGAGAGTGCACAGTCACCGAGCGCTTGGTCAGCGTGGCAACGCAGTTCGACGCGGAACTGGACTTTTCTTTTGACATCAAAGGAATGCGCGTCCTGCACAAGTACATCAATTTATACCGTCGGCGCGGCGGGGACTACGGCGTGAAATTGCGCCGCGGGCATGAGGTTGGTAACATCGTTATCAAGAAGTCAGTTGCAAATCTTGCCACCGCCCTCAAGGTCACAGGCGGTGTGCCGAGTGACTCGACGGACTCAAAGCCGATCACACTCAACGGATATGCGTACGACGACGGGGATTTTTTCCTTGAAGGCACGTTCCTCAAATCGCGCGAGGCAGTGAAAAAGTGGAGCCGGTATCTGTGGGAATCCGGCAACTATACCGGGCACATCATGCGCACTTTTTCTTATGACACAACCAATCAGGCGGAGTTGTGCACGCGCGCAGTACAGGCGCTCAAAAAACAGCGCGAGATGCAGGTCAATTATGAGGTCGAGCTGCTGCGCATGCCAGACTCGGTGCACATCGGCGACACCGTATCGATTGTCGACAGCGACGGCGCACTCTACCTGACCGCTCGAGTGCTCAAACTAGAGAGCAGCGCGGCGGACGATACGCATACCGCGACGCTCGGGAACTTTATGTTGCAAGGGGACTGAGAAAGGAGGAATTATGCGGAAAATATACGACGGCACGATTTATCGCGGCACGACGACGATAAACGCATTTGTGCTGGCGGATGCGTTGCAAGATGCGGAAATCACAACGTGCTACGCGACGTACTGGCAGCGCGGAGAAAAGGTGCTGGAAAAGTCGCTGGCGGACATGACGATTGAACCTGTCGCCGTGACGATGACGGACGGCACAGCGGCAAATAAACGCGCGGTGCTGGTCACGCTGGCGCAGGCGGACACGCTGCTGTTTGATTCGCGCAATCAGGCGACCGGACTGGATGACGCGCGGGTACAGCTGCGGCTGAAAACTGCGAACGGCGAAGCTGCCGCGACGCGGTACGTATATCTGCGCGTTCACGAAATCTTGAAGGACGGTGCAATTTAATGATTAAAGATGTAATTTTAGACGCGTTTGCGTCCGGCATGTACGCGCAGGCGCCGGAGTCGCTGAAAACCGAGGTCGCCGACCTCCGCACCGGCGAGGACGGAACGGTGTACGAGTCGGCGGGCGGGGCGGTTCGCGCCCAGATTGCAGCCATCACCGGGCGGATTGCCCGGGGGGACGCCAGCAGCACGAACCTTTTCCAGACAGAGCAGTTGCAGGATGGATATTATGTCAGCTATTCAAGCGGCCGGCTGATTGAAAATCCTGCGATGACGTACACAGATTTTATTGACATCGCATCTAGCAAACAGCTATATGCGACAAACGCATATTATCAAGCAGCGTTCTTCGACGTGAATCAAAATTACATTTCCGGCGTCACGAAAAACAACGAAACGATGCAGAAGGCTGTCGACAAAGCCGGCGCGTATGACGTAATTACAGTCCCGCCCGGCGCGGTGTACTGCCGCTGGTCAACGCGCAAGTCAATGAAGAACAGCTACATTCTGTCTACTGTGCAGTACGTGAATTACGCGAAGGGTTACGAGATTGTGCCGCACCGAATCGCGGAAAACAACATCGTCCGAAACATGTCTAAATGCGTGTATGACATCGACTTCTCCAAGCTGGATTCGTTCTCCCATTCGGAATACACTGACAACGGCGCACTGGAAAACGGCGCTTATGTCCTGACGCGCAAGTCCATACAGCCGTACAAATACAGCACAATGGATAAAAGCAAGATCAGCGCAATTTTCGCGGCTGAGACAGGCTCTGTTATCCACTTCGGTTACTTTTCAAACACAACGCCGATCGGAGACACGACAACAGATTCGCAGCTTGTTTGCGTAATCGACACAGATGCCAAAACGCTAAATGTGCGGAAATGGAACTGGGACGGCGACCTTGGCGCGTCGATTGGCAGCGCATCGTTTACTTTTGATTTAAGTTCCGGAAACTACTGTATTTCAGTCGAAAAGGACACAGTTTATCATGTAATTGTTAAGTTGTTTAATGCTGATTGTCCGGACGAAATTGTGACAGTTGAAAAAAATGTCAACATTCCGGAATCGCAGGAAATCGTAAATACCTATATGCGTTGCTGGGGTTGCGGACGCTTCGAGGCGGCGGTTGGCACCGCGCGGCTGGGGCGGTTTTCCATGTACGCCACGGGGAACACCCATCCGAAGGTGTACGCGGTGGGCGACAGCTACATCGAGCACGCCGGACGAAATCCGCTGTGCGGATATGCACAAAGGCTATATGCTGCAACAAACGGAGATGTGCTCTTGTCCGGCAGAGGCGGTGCAACGCTGGACAATGTGAGAAAGCGGCTGTTGACAGAGTTGTGCGTTGTATATCCGCAATATTGCATTTTGCAAGTTGGCATGAATGATTCTGTTGCTTCTGGAACAACAGCAGCGACGTTCCGCGAGAAACTGTTAGGACTGATCGAAATGGTAGAGCGAGAGAATATTATTCCCGTGTTGTGCACCATCCCGCGCCGGTTGGATCATGATAATCTCGCATTCATCAATGCGGTAAATCCGTGGATTCGCGGGCTTGGCTATCGCGTGATTGACGAGGCGGCAGCGCTGTCCACCGGCGACGGCATCACGCAGGACGCGGCAAAATATCAGAGCGACAAAATTCACCCGACCATTCGGGGCGGAGATGCGATTTTCCGCTGGATCGAAGCCAATTTGCCCGAGCTTCTGGCATAAACCGAGGAGGAACCGCATGGAAATATCAAACATGAAAGTCCTGCTGTGCACGATGCTTGGATGCGCGGGCAGTCTGATCGCGCGCGCGTTCGGCGGATGGAATAGCGGCATTGTTACACTGCTTGCGTTCATGGCAGTTGACTACATCAGCGGATTGATCGTTGCGGCGGTGTTTCACGCGAGCGAGAAAACGG